ATATCGTACATAAGTGGCTCACCACCTACCCAATATATTTCTTCTACGATACCATCACTAATTGCTTTCTTAAATTCAGGCTCAACTACAGTACGTTGAAACTTAACCATCTTTTGTTTTACAGTTGGTTGCATAAAGGGTTGATTTTCAATCGACCACATGTTATGTTTTTTCTTTTCTGCTTCCCATGAACTTGATAACTGTTCACCACACATACGACATTTAAAGTTACACAAGTTAGAGTAACGATAGTCAAATGATATAGCAGGCATTGTTGTATGCCCGTCATCGTCTGTCTTATCGAATGCTTCTTGTATTTTATCTCTGAATAGCACACCAGTAAACCATTTACGATAAGAGGATAAACTTAGAATGTCATCATTGCAAACATCACACTGTGGTATACGTTCTCCTGCCATTAGTTTCTTTCTAATGTCTTTCATGTAATCAGAGTTCCAATGTTCTTCTAGTGATACTGGATTAAAATCGTCTGCATCTGTTTTAGAGTCTTTTACTTCACCATAACGTTCATCATTTGACGCATCAATGTATTGCTTTTGAAATGAATGTTCTTCACGTGATGCACAACAAAGTCTACGTTCTCCTTGCGGTGATATATAGGTATGAGACCATGGAGCCATACAGAAAACTTTATTTTCGCTTTCTTCTGCACAACTACCGTCGCTCTTCCAAATAGGTATCACCTTTTTCATTACGTTTCTAATACTCCGTTTTTAGAATTTATTTTACCATGGTAAAAAGGGAATTCTTTCGCTATAAGTTCTATTTCATCATAGTTCCAAATCAAATCTATTTTTTGTTCTTTTGTTAACTGTTTCTTCATGCCTCGAGGGTCATTGCTAATATCAAATATACTATTTAAATTTTCATATGGATAAAATGATACATTGAAATTATTAGAAAATTCTTTAACATATTCATTGTATAAGAAATAACTTTTGTTATATGCATGACATGTTTTGTGTGCATAGTCTTTTTCGTAATATCTTTTTTTATGTACACCCATTTCGCCATCAGTCATTACCCATGTATTGTCTCTTTCTGCAATCATGTGACTATAAATTGTATCTAGCATATCCATTCTAAAACTAAAATGTAAATCAGTAATACCAAGGTCTTCAAAGAATATCTTTGATCCTTCTAAACTAAAGTCATACATTTTGCCTTTTAAAGGTCTTGCAGTCATTCCAGAACTTATGTGATATTTCATACACCAATCTATATTTGATTCATTGAGTTTCATAAGTTTCTTATAATATATAAGCAACTCATCGTGGTGTATTTCTGATGAAGGGAACCCATGTTCGCTGAACCAAAATTCTTTTGAGCAAAGACTTCTTGATACATAGTGGTCTACTAGTGTACTACCCGACCTTCCGTAGTAAATTACTAAATGTTTTTTCATTCAACTTTAACTCCTCCTAGAGCATCGTTCTTTGTATCCCAACCACCAACTTGTTCGTGTTCATCATCTCCGCCTTCATAATCTTCTGTAGTTGCAGGATCACCACCTCTATCATTTGTTTTGAATACTAATTCTTTATTCAAAATCTGTTCTTTGCTTGGTGACTCTGCCACCAATGTGTCATACCAATCAGCAATAGGACCTTTAAATGTTTCTCTAAAGTTCTTACCTCTTCTAATATCATACTGTTCAAAGAATGCTTTAAAGTCATTATATAGCTTAGGAGTTTCTGCTGTATTTTTATGAGGCGTCTTCACAATATCTAGGTAGTCAATCAGACGTTGTGTACTTGCTTTTTCTGCCTCAGTCAATCCTGTTTGTGCCCGTTCAGTTGAAAACCATCTTTCTAATTTATCTTTATAGAATGTTTTAATATGTTCAGGCAAAATTGCCGCACTCTGAAATGATGGGAAACGTAAAATGTTTAACGTCATTGTAGGCGCACGTTGTCCGTACTCATCTCTAAGTTGTAACATCTCTTCCATAAATTCTGTAATAGTTGTCAAACACAACGAATTGATTGTCATCATCATGTGTACTTTTTTAATGTTTCCTCTTTTTAATACTTGATGGATATTGTCTTTCCAGAAGTCATAATCTAAACCATCACGAATATATTCTGCTTGATGTTTTGTTGCTTCCATAGAAGTATAAATTTCTAAGTTAGGAACGATCCATGACTTTTCAATAAGTCTTTCAAATATTGCAGGCTTAGTTGGACATAGATTAGAGTTAATAGCAAAACGCATATTTCTTCCTCTATCTGGATTTTGTTCAAACCAATCAAACAATTTCCAAGTACCTTTATGCATAATAGGTTCACCACCAGTAATACGAATTTCTTCTAAGTTGTCTGCTAGACCGTTTTCCCACCACTGATGAAATGCTTGAATGTAAGGATTATCTTCTTCATGTTTTGCGGCAGGAGCCGCCCATGGTGCAGTATCGACAAAGTGTCCTCGTCCATCTGATTGAATATTTTGATATCCGCCATATTGATTTATATCCTTAACCCATGCGGTACTGAAAGCAGGATTACAGTATGAACATTTAAAGTTACAGGCTCTATCGAATGATATTTCAAGTGTACGCAACATGACATTTTCATCCCATGGCATTTCTGCACTTTTATGAATATCTTCATCTTTAAAGATTTCTGTTTTGAATACACGGTCAGATATATTATCTTTACCCATATCTTCAACTTTCCAACAGTATTCACATTCTGCTGGTCTTTTGCCTTCTTGCATATACTTACGCATTAGTTTCTTATGCTTTGTATTGTGAATTGCTGTAGGATTATCTTTTAATTCTTCTAGTGGAATCCAATGCCCTGGTGGGTGGTGACATGAAGCTGTCTGCCCATGTCCTAACCATATAGTAGCATTATACCATTTAGCCGCACAATATGACTCACTGACTGAGTCAATCATACGTTCTTTGAATTGGTGTAACGTTTCGCCTTCTCTTATCTTACGAGTCATTATTAGTACCTTTATTTCTAATTATCGTATCTAATTTGAATATCTTAGATTCTTCATTAATAAACTCACTCTTTGCCTTTTCCCAATATGGTTTCAATAACTCAAATAATTCAGGAAATGTTTCTTCAAAATTTTCTTTTCTATATCTATCTGTTTCCATTGTCTCTCTAACAAAAGCTAACCAGTCATCATTCTTGCAACCTTTTTTAGCATGATTTAATATTGGTGTAATATCATTTACGTATGTATCTCTATCCCATGCGTCCATACCATATTCTTGTGGTCTTGTAACTCTACGTAATATTTTACCTTTCACTTCATCTGGTAAAACATTTGCACTATAGAAACTAGGAAAATGAACTACATTATTCCATATTTCTAAGAATGGAATTCTATTAAAGAATTCGTCTTGTACGCCAGTATACTGTATATAATTTTTATGAAAGAACTCATGTATATCTTTCAGATAAAAAATATTTAAATTTCCGATTGTAATAGTATAACTCATTGAGAGTTTAAACCCATCATTTTTATTTTGTTTATATTCAAGTTGATTCATATACAAATGAAAGAAACTATCTAAATTAGATTTTACAGTTTCCCACGGAACACCATGTCTAATATAATCAAAATGTTTTCCTATACCATCAATACTTAAATTTATACCCACTCGTTTAAAGTTTCTAAGCATTCTGTCCATCATTTTACTATTGAATATTGTACCGTTTGTACTTAAGTTCATACTGATATGCTTACTACTTCCATTGTCAATTAATGCATCTACTAGTTTTTTAAAACTTTTACTGTAGAACGGCTCTCCGCCCATTATCTCAAGTCTCTCTACTGTTTTTGACCAGTTATCTATATCATGCCAGAATACACTATTTTCAAAATCATTAAACTCTGTATCAAAGTCAGGCTTCCAAATATCTTTTCCTCTATCTCTATATTCTACTGCCCACTTAGATGAACATACAGGAGAACATGTTCTACACTTTAGATTACATACGTTTCCTATATTAATTTGCAAATCACGTGGAATACAAACTTCTGCATCATAGTCAATCTCCATATTGACATGCTCTACCATTTTATTATATATTAATCGTTTGCTTTCTTTACCGTTTGCTTCATCGTCCCAACATGTTTTGCACTGCTTTGGCTTACCACCATTACGCATTGCTGTACGTAACTTTTTCATATACGTACTATTAATGATATCACTAACAGTATATTCAGCTAATGAATAAATCTTACCGTCTTCTCTGGTAATATGGTCACGGGCAATACAACAACTTCTGCATGTGCCGTATGGTTCTGAACTTGTATGCATCCATGCTAAGGCACAAAACGAATCACCTGATTTTCTTTTAATATTAGGATCCATATTTTTCCTCATACTCTGATTTAGCTTCATTCCAAAAATCTTTCATCTCTGGAAAGGTCTCCAAAAAGTTTAAATTTCGTCTATTATCATATTGTGTAAAATATTCATAAAAACGAATTAAATGATTACTTAAATCTTCATCACTCATATTTAGCCCTTCTTTGGCCCATGCTAAATCACGCTCAAGTTTCAATACTTCATAATTCTTAAAGCCTGTATATTTGCGACCATATAAATCATTCTCCAGTACATTATCTTTCATAAAGTCAATATTTTTTTGTATGGAATCTAATAACTCTTGGTCTGCTAATTGTATTGTCATCCAATCTGGATATCTCAGATAAGGAATATCAAACCACACACGTTGTCGTTTCTTTCTAACAAAAGGTGGGTGTTTGAACCCATTATGATCCGGTGGTTGTATAATTTTGTCTTCTTGATTTTCATATCCAAATTCTTCACGTAAATCTAAAACCATCTGCAAGAAACCACGCAGATTTGGAATACTCAATAGTTGAAACGTATTGATAAATGAAATTTCTGTACCGTCTGTTTCACGTAATACTCTGCGACAGTTTTCATACATCTTGTTAAAGTCTAGTCCATCACGCATATATTCTGCTTGTTTGCCAACACCATCAACACTAACATATAAACTAAAATGCTTATATGCTGGAGCAACATACCAATGATTGCCACTATCAGGATTAAATCTTTTTGGATCTTCCCAAACTCTTATTTCTTCACATGCTTTAATCTTATCAATAAATTTATCAAATAACTTATCTTGTGGCGGGCACATGTTAGATGTAATACTTAAATCAAGAAATGGATTTGGATTCTCGTTTACATAATCAAATACTTTAAACGTGTTACTATCCATTAACGGTTCTCCACCAGTCATACGAAAAACTTTCAAGTCTCTGTATATCATTGGAAACCATTTCCAGAATGCTTCAATATAAGGATTATCTTTACGAGCAACTTCAAGTGGCATAAGACCAGTCTTACGTAAGTAATCTATATCATTATGCCCTGTACCATTGCTGAAACGGAAACCGCCGTGCTTTTTTACATCGTCTTCCCATGCTGTAGATAAGTGTGGTGAACAATAACTGCATTTAAAATTACATGCTTGATTAAAGTTCACCTCAACATATCTAGGAGTGATGTTGTGGTCCCAAGGATTATTAACTACTTCATCCCAGGCATCTTTTACCCACCATTCACTTGAGCGATAATGTCTATCACTCAATCTACCACCCTTAGGTGGATTCGGAGCGTCTTCAACGTTCCAGCAATATTGGCAACCTTCAGGACGGTCGCCACATTTCATTTGTTTGCGTTCTTCTAATTTAAAAGTTGTGTTGTGTAACGCATTAGGATCTTTTTTAAGTTCTTCTAATGGTATTGGATGTGTTGGAGGATGATAACAACTATGTGTACGACCTTGTGGTAGATGCAAACTTACTTGCAACCACTTCGCCATACACATTGACGGAGATAGAGCGTTTAACTTATCTCTCGTTACTATTGCGTCATCATCATAGTTAGACATTTAAATTATTTGTCCCAACCAGTTTGTTTCTCTGTTGCTAATGGATTGTTAACTCTTGGTGGGTTGACATAAACACGTTTAAAAAACTTAGCAACCTCAGGAGTTGGATCACATAATTCCATGCCAATTTTATCTTCTAGTATATCACCAATACGAACGGCTTCATCAAATAGTTTATCGTAATCCCATTCCAATTTAGTTCTCTCACATTTTTCTTCACCACCTTGAAACTTTGGAAAAACTGTATTATCAAAATATTCTTTAAACCAATCATAGCTTGAAATATTTTCAAGAATAAAATCTTCATTAAGATTAGTATCGTAACATCCTAATCTTGCACCATAACATGCCCATAAACCGTTCTCTATGTCAGCACCAATGTTGCACCATGTAATTAAACGTTCATAATTCTTTGGCCAGATACGATTTTTAAATTCATCTACTGGTACCTTCTTACCTTCATCAAGTGACATTTTAGAACCTTCACGATAACCTGCACGAAAGGCTTGAAATGGAGAACCGGAATTAAATACACGTGAATATATATTATTCATCTGGATATAATTCAAGTCCCAACAAAAGTCTACTTTCTTTGTTTCGTCTACTGCATTTTCGTGTGTCTTCATTTCTAATACAAGTTTCACTGGCCAGCATTTGATGCCTCCATTGCCGTATACTAAACCATTAGTCATATTTTTTGCACTCCAAGATATAACAGAGTTTTCTAAATCTGTTCCTTCTGGGAATATTAATTCTAAATCAAAAAAGTTTTCTTCTACGATGTTATCTCCATCAATAGTAATAAACCTATCTGTGTCGCTTTGTCTTGCACATTCTTTGTGTGCATTATCAAATCCTTTTACTCCGTCTACTCTTTTCGCAAAAGGGAACTTACTGATAATATCAGCCCAATGTTCTTCTTTATTGGGTTCGTCATAACTTAGATAAAAAACATCTAGTTCGCCTATTTCAAGTTTCATTATAATCTCCTGAATGAATATGTTTCCAGAAACTTCTGGGTATATAAACTTATACTGTATTTATTATAGTCGAATTTAATAGAAACTGGCCCAGATAATAAATCAGCAAATGGTATTTGCATTGTTTGTATCAAATGTTCAGGCTTGTTGTCATGTGTTATAAAAAATACATGTGCATGTTTGCCGCCTACAGTAACCTGTTGTGAATTATTAACACCTGACCCTTTTACTATTTCTTCGCTTGGTATAAATTTAAATTCTTTTCCGTCATATGTTATATCAATATCTACATTTTTTACATCTGGTATTTGAAATAACTGACTTTCTTTTGAACGTTTTTTAATACTTACCTTGGTTTTGATAATTTCATATGTGAATACATCTTTAGTTTTTGAAACTAAGTAGTCTGACATTTTATTTGTACCTTGCATAAAAGGTATCATATCGTCCATAGTGAAATATGCATATAAAAGATTTTCTTGTTCAGGTACTTTTGATGATATAGAATCTATTTTCCCTTTTTCATCAAATGAAACTACTCGTACTTCTCTTTTATTTTCTTCTGTTAATTCTACACTTAATATACTCATACTCCTAATGCCCTCTCATATTGTTGGATTTTTTCATCTGTCATCCAATTCTTTTCTACATAATGAAACGGCAATGATTGTTCATAGTTTGCTACTCTTACTTTCAAATCATCTGACAATTGGCTAGTTAAACTTTGTGTCCAGTCATTTGAAATTTTATGTTGTGGTATATTCTGTACGAAACTTTTCATGTGTACAAATGTTGGTACATCTTTAATATTATAATCACAAACAGTATCTTCTAAGTCTAATAACTTTATAGCTAATGCATATGCCAAATCTGCACTCATCCAGTTTTGACCTGTGCCTTTCATAAACTTATCATAGTAAACATTCCAATGTGTCATAATAATTTCGACCATACGAAAAAACTCATATGTAGTGGAAGACTCTTTGAAGTATGTAAAGTTACTATAAGCATTTGGCAATTCTAATTGTGTAAACTTTTTTCTATAATAATCATCTACAACATTTTCATTTCTAAATGTTTTAACATTTGTACATACCCATAAATCTTTTTTTGATAGATAGTCCCACCAATGATCCACTGAATGAGTAAACACCATATCAGTATCTAATATGATACTTTCTTTAAACGGAGACATGTGAGCATATTTCCATTTATTATGTATTTTCCACTTGTCTTGACCAGCATCATCGTTCCACGGAATGTCAACAACGTAATCAAATACTTCTTTATACTTGTCTTGCATTGTTTCTTTTGTTTGTTCATCAACGCAAATACATATCTTGTTTTCTTTTTGAGTAGCTTTTATACTTAACGCCATAGCATAGGCTAATTTTAAGTAATCATGTTCTTCATTGTTTTGTGCAATAGCTATATAACCTTTGCTCATTTTACACTCCCACAATTTAAAAATTCATCAATATGTCTTTCGACTGATTTTTTATTCATGATATGAATATCAGTATTGTTAAATCTTGCTAATAAATGTTCACTTGTCTTCTCTGCTTTTGCACAATACATTATAATGTCTTTACTATCATTGACTCTAAACACTGAATCTAAATCAAAACTGTTGTTTAAATAATCAATAGGAAGTGATGGTGCAGAAGCATCTACGCAACCATTAATGATATGAATAGCCATTGAAAAAGCAAAATCATTTCTAAATAAAGTGCCACCGCAATTATATAGAAAATAATAATACTTGTAGTTTTCTTTTATGTGTGAGATTAATGAAAATAAATTTTCTGCATATTCAGATTTTCTAAAGTAAAAAACTGTTGCCCAATACATTGGTATTGAAAAATCATCAATATAGGAAACATTACCACCATGTCTACCTGCAATGTCCCTATATTGACAATTAATCATGAAGTCGCTTTCGCTACCCCACACTTGGTCAAGTGTGTTACTCATTACAAAGTAATCACAATCGATAACCAAATTCTCTTTATACGGAGATAGTGAATATATATCTCCTCTTGATTTATTAACAAAAGGTGCGTAATCAGATTTGCCTGAACCACCGTCTTTAAATAATCTTATGTTTTCTTCTTTGCGTAGTATGTCTTGATATATAACTCTATCGAAATACTTTTCAATTAACTCGTGGTCTTCTTTTGTATTAATAGAATCTTTGTCGGTTATTAGACATACCTCATCAAACCCTGATAAGTTCTTTCTAACAAACCCTGCACTCGCACATGCAATCTTAATATAATCGATTAACCCGTTGTTAGACGCAAAGATAATAACGCCCTTATTCATTATATCTCTAGTACCTTTTCAATCTTTCTGGAACTTCTTAGTTTCTGATAATCATTATAATATTCATTTATTGCTTCAAAATATAAACTAGAAATATCTTCTAAAAACTTTTCAGTATCTTCAATTTTTATAGGTATATCATTTTTATCCATAATAATAACTTCTTTTTTGCCTGACGAAACAATCATATGGACAAAGCCAATCAATGACTGACTGACATTAAATGTCCCACCATTTGTACTGTAATTAAGAAGATTTTGTGTTTTGACTTTTAGGTTATTCTTATTAAGATTAAAAGTCTGCATTGTATTGGAAAAATCCAATGCTTTTTCAAGCCTTTCAAGTTGTTCTTGAGAAGGTGTAATATCGTTTGACATGGTTATACTCCTTGTATTCTTTTAATAATACAGGAAAAGTCGACCAATGTCAACAGTTAAAGTTGAGAAATATTAGAAAATGTTGGACCTGGGCCCGCTGGATCTACTACAACACCTAAGCCCGATGGGTCTGTGTCATTAGCATATTGAATGTCTACTTGTGCAGTAAGAGTTCCTGCTACGTAATCTTGTCCAGTCCACGGTACACCGCTATAAAACCCACTATCTTGTACGTGAGTATCATAGAAATCAAGTCTAAAATCAATAGCATTTGTACCGTTTAATCTAGCCATGATTTCATATTTGTTGTTTGCATAGTATCCAGAACCGCCTGAACCACCTGCTTTTTCGTAGATTTTAGTATATGTAGAAGTTAACCCAGTAAATCCGCCACCTGGCGTTCCTGTATTTCCTGTAACTTCTGTTACGTTATGACTAAGTTTAATCATACCAACTGCTTGGAATAAAGACTCCCAGTCTAAACTTTGTAAATCTGTGCCACTGGCGATAAAATTTGTGTCTAATCTAATTTCACCACCTGCATTGAAAAAATGTCTTCTTGCGTCTTCATCGGTAAAAATAGCAGAAACTTCATATGTCACTTGGCTATCCCAGACATCGCCTGCTTGATTAGGTATTACATAAGTTTTTGATGATGATATTACATTTTGTGCAAGTGTCATCATTGCAATGTCATAGTTTAACTTATTTGAACGAACATTAGTGATATCATTAGTTAAAGTAGGAATAAGTTCTATAAGTCTGCCAACTGATGGGAAGTCAGGGTCACTAGTATCTTCTGGTGAATTGATAGTAGTGCCCTGGTGTCTTCCTGCAAATTTTAATGCAGTTAGGAGTAACTGCATATGTGTCGCATTAATTTTAACGCCAGAGGCAACGTTTGGAATTACTAAATGGGATTGGCCATAGCCTGAGTCACCAGCTCCAATACCTACAATTTCATTTATATCATCTGCAAATCCATTGTAGTCGGATGCTCGTATTTTCCCTCCTAAATAGTAACTCTGTGGTGCCATTCTTTAGATCCTTGTGTCATAACAGTTTATTATAGACTGTCTGTTACTGTAAATGTAGGATTCGTAATGTTAACGGAACCAGATGAGTTTGATAGTTTCAGTGATGAAACATTTACTGTTGAAGTACCAGGAACTGAATCAGCTCCCGTCCAAGACCATGGGCCGCCGTATCCTGAACCAGAACCTGACTTCGCCACGTGAGCATCATTTAATGTAATTCTTACGTAAATGTCAGCACCTGATTTGTATGCTTCAATAGATGCATAGTTAGAACTATAGTCACCATCATCAGCATTTTCTTTTTTGATTTCTACATACGATGTAGTCAAGTCTGAATACTTTTTACGTATTGAATCTGTCACTGTTGTTGTGTCTGTTGGTCTAACTGAAATTCTATATGTACCCATTTCAGAAGTTAATTGTTCCCAAGATGTTCCTTGTTGGTTATCACTTGTGTCGTTGTGAGACATTGATATTCTGATTTCTCCACCAGCAGAAAACCAGGCATTCATATCTGCTTCTGAACCAAATTGAACTCTTGTGACCGTGTTGTGTGATCCGTTCCAATTGGCAACTGTTTCAGTTGTTTCAGTTGCAGTTGTCATGTCCCAACCAGTTGAATAATCCCATGGATTATTAAATCTAGTATCTAAACTTGAATTCAATGTTGATGCATGATTGTAATATTGATTGTCATCAATTACATCACCAGCATTGACAGCCGTTAGTGGGTTTGTAATGTTATAATAATTTGTGACCTTTGCCGCCGCAGAAAATAATGAATCTTGATATGCATCATCGATTGTATCACCTGCCGCAGGGTTGGCCGTTACCGAGTGTGACTGATTATAGCCACCAGCAACACCTGTACCATTTAAAATGGTATTAAGTGTATTTCTTAGTGTACTTAAGTCACTGTTTGATATCACCGCCATGTTTTTACTCCTAAATTTGACTAGTCAATTTTAAATTTTTTAATAACTAAAAAGTATTTCCGGATATCCTTTTAGCTAAGTTGAATAGTAATAGTGTAATCTATTACAATAGTCCTATTCGCTGATAATAACACAGGATGAAAAGTTACATGCGTTACCATCAAAGTTTTTGTTTCATCCAATCCCGTCGGTGTTGTTACACCAGCAAGAAGTCCAATCTCATCAAAAGTAAACGCAGTGACACTATCTGTATCAGTAGAACTATCAGTAGCCGGCGTAGAAATAGTCGGGTCTGATTGTTGTTGCATAGTTTCGTAGTCATCATGCGACATGGTAACTTTGAAATTCACTTTAGATGTATTTTCAGGTATCGATGCAGAATTAGGATCGTTTGGATCTATCTTCTGGCCAGGAGCAAATATTGTAGTTACTACCTGTTGCTGATACGTTTTTGAATATAATGTTGAATTACTGGATGTAATTGGTAATTCATCATATGTTGTGAAGACTCTTGGAGAACGGTAAGACAGTGTAGTAGTAGAACTACTTCCTCCGTTACCAAACGCCATCCAATTGATATATGGGGAATCTCCTGTACTATTCACACTTGTTGGTTGTCCACCAAGTGCAGAAGCCAAGACATACGCCATATTTCCTGGATGAATCGCATTTTTCTTGTCTACAAGTACGGTGCCAGTCTCTTTATCTGAGATTTTGAGTGTACCGATAGCTTGTATATTAATTTTATCTTTAAACATGTTTATCTCTCTTAGTAATCTTATCTATTTATCTAATATTTTCAGTATCACCTTTAAACCATCTCATGGAGCACAATTTCTAAAGGAGTGCCTAATGCATATACTTTAGTGGTCGTTCCTAGACCAGTGTGTGTCCCAGTATATAATGCTCTATCAGAAATAGTTAGATTAACTGTATCTTTATTACTGTAGGTCATAAATTCAATATCACCTGTGGTTTCGTTTCTTATTGCAATTAGTTTCTTATTTTCATCACTTGCTACAGAGAATGGAATTTCACTATTGACAACCATCGTATTATTTGTTATAGATGCAACTGTTGTTTCACCTGTAATATCTATTTTCCAGCCTCTACCATACATATCATATACATATAAGAATGTTTTATCATGTGTTACTTTTGTTGAGTCTGTGAACTGGTCTACAAAAACTATCGCTGAATCTCTAAAGTCTACATTTACTAAACCTGTATCAAAACTATCATCGCTTTTACCATCTGAGAATGTATATCGTGTTCTTAGTAATCTTCCTTGTTCGTATGTACCTTCTTCTAAATTTGGATGTGTGTTCGGGTCGATATCACTATTGTGGTCCCCACCGTCAAGAACATCATCAGCATAACGTAAATGATTACCAAAGTCAAGAGTAAGATGCATATTTTCTGCAATGCCTACACGTGTGTTTGCTATTTCTTCTTTGCCGTAGTATCTGACAACTTCACGTATTTTTGTATGATACGGTTTAGCTTCGGTAATATATTCTATCACATCGTCATAACTATCACGTTGATAGATTGCATATTTTCTTAAGTTTCTATTGAATAGATTTACATCAATATAACTTGTTTTGAATATCCAATCTGGGTGTGTTTTTTCTGTGTACATATAATTAATCATATCAAAGAACATTCTGTTTATTTCTTTATCTTCGGTATAATCTAACATCAAATGAAATAGTTCATGAATCTGTACACCAATTGCATTCTCATAATATTTTTTATTTACTGTTGAATTATCAGGAAATGCAATATCAGTGAATGAAACATTTAAGGCACTCTTAGAACTATTAACTAAACGTAAAGTCCCTTCGTGTTCAAAATAATATTCATCATGTGTTGGAAGTTGTAATTTAAATGACTTCACACCTTCATCATTATAAAGTTTTAACATATCGAATACTCTTGTTTTTGAAAGATAAGAAAATCTTTCAATCGTTTTGTATTCGTCTGTTAAGTACCAATCTTCTAATTCTAATGAAAGATTTCCTGCTTGAATAAATTCTTTATACTCAGGATACTTTGCTACAAGATGTCGTTTAGAAAAGTGTGCATTTACGGATGAAGCAAAGTTTTCTCTAGCTGATTGTAAATCTGCAAACCAATTATTTTCATAATCTTTCATTCTATACACACGAACAATATCATCTACAATTATATTAAATTGTTTACCAATTCTAACTTGTGCATTTGCTGGATTGCCGTCAGTAAAGAATGTTATATATTGTGCATCTACTATGTGATTATTTACAGTGACCACTGTATCATCATGGGATGCATCTCCATATGTAGGGCTGTCTAAAAACGCTACATTAATTTTTACAGTATCAGGATCACCTAACATGGATTGTCCAACTGCCAATGAAATGGCATCAGTATATTCAACTCCTGCTAATGAATCTATAAGAGGTTTTATAAGTTCATCGTCTGGTCTTTCTGTTGTATATTCTTGTAACAGTCTCCAGTCAGTGTGTTTTTTATCTGTATCTGATTCTGTATTATATTCTATTGAAACCTTAATCAAGTTAGTGTCGAATACATAAGAGTTATTGCTTATAAGAATTTTATCTACATCAAACGGAATAAATTTGTTTTTAATACTTCCGCTTTCAAGTAACATTTTTGTTTCTTCTATACTTAAAGTTTTTCCAAACTCTGGTTCACTTCCTTCTTCTGACCAGTAGAAATATTCTGTAATACTTCTATTCTTTTCTGTATCAAAATATATTTTAGTTGTGTATGTTTCAATGCCCTCTGGAAGTGTTTCACTTTTTGTCCATTTTTTAATATTGATTTCAGATCCAGGAACTAGTTTGCCCCAATACTTCGTTATGAATTTTTCTACAATTTTACCATTAGCATCACCGTAGTCATTATATCTATAGTATCTTGCTAGTGATGTATCCCACCAAGTCTCGCCAAGATATTGGTCTAACCAAAGTTCTTTAGAAGTATCTTTGTCATATCCTGCAGGATCTTCCCATGTAATGTAATCTAAGTTCTTTATAATTTCGCCTGGCAATTTTAAGTTTATAGGATCAAATAGTTGATAGTTAAAAAAGTTTTCATTATCTTTTATAATTACACGTTTAAAGTAATCTACTTCAACAGTAGATGCTTGTCTATTTCTAACTGTTAATGTTCCTGTGATATCACGATATAACAAACTCCAACCCAAACCTGAGTAATCATCAGCCCATATTAATGCTTCTGCATTAAGACCGAGGTCATTATAAAAACTATCGAATGTATCAAAGAGATAGAATGGTGAATATCTAACTGACTTCCAACGCATTGCCTTAAAGTTATTATTACTTGTAACCGCTGTATATTCTCTAAACAACCCAATTTTATCTAGTAGTGATTGTTCTGTGCCACTAAAACTCATAGATACGCCAGTGTTTGTAAATACCATTCTACCGTCACTAGTAATACTAACAAGTACATCATTATTTGCTTGATTGATTTGGTCTTTAAAATCATTCACACTTGCAAGTTGTGTTGATGTTGAAGTGTTATATGTGCCTAGACTTATACCGATATCATTCCAAGGGTTCCCTGAAACGTTTTCTATCACAATACTTGCTTGGTCGGAAGTTATAACAATTTGTCTGTTTGCATTTAGTGTTGCATTTGTTCCTGTCAAGTTTACCAACGCTTCATTGATATTATCACGTATTGTTGTAGCAGAATCTACATCAACTGGATTAGTTGCAAAACCCAATCTAAACATCGCACCTGAGGTTGTCTCAACAATATCTAAGTTATTTGTATTTGAAACTATTTTAATGTTAGAACCTATTCTAGTTGCTGTGATCCCAGAAATACCACGTGCATTAATTTGAGCAACTATTGATGCCGCTGTTGGGTCTGTAGTTGCATCATATGTAGTTAATAATCCCATGGCCGCTCTTGCAGTCCCAGAAATAATTAAATCATCATTTGTTGTTTCTATTTCTAACTGACTATTAGCATTTATAAATGCGGTTAAGTATGATACTGCATTTATATCTTGTGCTAGTAAATTTAACTTACTTTCGATGAGTGAAGACCCTGAGGCAATTAGTCCCAAATCAACTAAGATAGAACCTGAAAGATTTAGATAACTTTCAGATGTGTCAATTACTAATTGATTAGAACCGTTCAGCGATGCTGTAATTGGTGCCGCACTTGAATTTATTGTGTTAACAATTTCTGTAGTTGTCATTGGTGTTATAACTGGCTGTGCAACTTTTTCAACAGAAATATCTGCTAACCCGTTTGCATCAGCACCGTCTATTATTGCTGAATTGAAAGTTATTTCTTTTGTGCTACTATTATATGAGTAGTCACTTGTTGTCAATGTAGTCGCACCGTCACCGTTGTCTACTGTTATCTCTCCTGGTAGAAAGTTTGTCATACTTGATGAAAGTACAACACTTGTTACCGGAGTAGATTCTCCTGTGAAGTTTTCTACTGTGTTACTTCCTGTTACCGGAGCCGCAACTGTAAATGTTATTAAGTTACCATTAACTGATAAAGATTTTGTTGTTGTTAGTGTTGGGTTAGAAGTATTACCAATATGTTGAATATCTTGTATTGTTGCAGTTGCTTGTGTTTCGCCCGTACTATTGAATACTAGTGTACCGCCTGTTGGTATAATATCAGTCTGTGTTGAACTTGTAATTGCTTCAATGCTTTGCGTGGAACTATATTGTACTGTTACTGTTTCTCCATTAATAGTAAACTCGTCCCCATTATTTGCAGTAACACCAACGGTTCCCAATGCAGATGTACCGTCAAATGTAATTAGTGTATTTGTATTAGCGATAAATCCATTTGAATCATAAACGATAATTCTTCCTTGCTCACCTTCCCCGACTACTGGATCAACAGTAGCAGTTGTACCACCTAAGATAAGACCACCTGTACCACCACCTGCTCCTGGTGTATACACATGAGAAACTCCGTCTATAATAAGTTCATCGCCTGAATTAAATACTGGATAGCTAACAGAACCAATAGCTTCAACACCTGAATTTGTGCCTGTTGGAACAAATAAACTATTTGATGATGAGTTATCAATTTCTACAATTAATGGTTCATAGTTTAATTCAAATACTAGATATTCATATACAGTCACACCGTCTACTTGTCTTGTTCCGTTATCAACAAGATAATAGTAGTCTGATATTTCTGGATCGATATCTGAATTCTTAATTTTTAAATATACACTATCTGTAGTGTCTACTTGGTTTGTTAACCCTAAGTATAGTTGATTATCAGATGTTTCACCTACATACCCTATCTCTGCTACTTCACTTAATCTTCTAACATCCCATTCTCTCACAGGATCAAATTGTATCCATGCTGTATCGCCTTCATTTAATTCGTCAGCATCAATATTTTGTAAATCATATTCAGTTTTTACTGTGTAAACAACATCTCTGCCATCTACATATCCGGTTGTTTTGATAGGAAATGCTTTTGTGTGTTCTCTTATTTTAAATGTATTTGTTATGCCATCGAATTCAATTCTATGTGGATCATTCACCATATCAATCGTATTGATTGTTTTAGTTTCTACAAATCCATTATTCAGTTTACCATAGTCTGATAACTTGAATGCCCAGATATGTTCATGTCCTATATCTTTAAAGTTGCCGTTGTTGTTAATAATTCTATTAACTGCGGAGTTAGTTCCTTTGTGTGATAGGAAACCTTTATAAAATTCTAATTGTGATTCTCGTTCTACACCGTGGTTTCTTAAGTAATCTTTTTTAGTATAACCTAATTGACTTTCTTTTAATCTGTTTATAATTTCTAAATTTTGGTCAACAAGTGTATCTCTAAAATATTTTGAGTCGCTTGTCAGTGTTTCAAAGTTTGGAATTAGTTCATCGCCATACGGAAGATACCCGTCTACTGTTAATGTACCATCCCAATTTTTACTTTTGTTGCAATCGATTTGCATACGCAGGTTTCTGTCATGCAAGAAAGGATCATAAATTACATCCCCAAAACTATCAACTCTGTCTACAACAAATGCATGTTCAACATCTTGGATATCAATCTTCATTCCATATACTGGAATGTTTGCTCTAAAGTTTATAGTTTTGCCGTCTGTACTAAATTTAATTTGATTGTCAGGGACTAATCTACCAGATGCATCAACTACACGATAAAAGTTCTTAAATGTTTCTCTACGTACTGATGCCACACCATATGGCGCAGTAAAGCTACCTGTAACTAACATTGGAGACAATGTAATGAATTCTCCTGGACCATGGTCTTCTGATGACCATTCTAAAAATTTATATAACAGTTGTTCAAAATCTACTGTTTGCCCTTGTTCATCAATATCTGTAAAACCCCAACCAATATATTCTAAATATTTTTGGTAACCCAACATTAAGTGAGCAACTTCATCTAAACTTTCTAAGACTTGTCCGTAGTTATAGTTTTTAACTTGGTCTGCTTTAAACTCTTTGTAACCATGTACTGTTACTTTATTTGTTCTTGGCCATTCCGCAAGTTTTTTCCAGTCTTCAATATTGTCATCTAGCAATGAAGATGATGTATGTTCACGCAAACAAAGATAAGGCTGTCCGTCATATTTCATATAACTATCTTTACGATAGAACGCACCTTGTTGCCATTCATTTAAATTTTCTCTGTCACCTTTTGTACTGAATGCTTTTTCGCCTGAAACTTTATCCCATTCCATAGCAAAAAATGTAGGATTGATATCATCATACCCTTGAATTCTGTAACCATATTTTCTTGTTTTAGGTTGTGATATCATTGTCCAAGAACTATAATCAAAAGTAATACTTCCTGATTGTTCTGCTTGTGATTGTCCTGTTTCTTTTCTTCTATAATATTTTCCATCTGAACTGTTCAGTACGATATCTCCTGCATAATACCCTGTAGTATCTGCTAGAGAATAAACCGGATAAGATGAATCTAACGAGACTTTTTCGATTATTAATGCACTAAAGAACTCGCTTCTATTTGGTTCTCCCGAATGTATTATTAGTTCGAAATTATCTTTAGGAATATCTGTATATCTACTATTATTAAGAGAAGTATTTTCTGCTAGTAATCTAAAGTTGTTAACAAAGCCACCTAGCTTTGAACCTAATTTAAAATCATAGTTTTTCTTTTTTTGTAAAATGTTCGTTGTATTAAAGCCTTCTTTTTTATTATATATTGTAACACCTTCTGCTACTTGAGTTTTGTAATCATAAAAAACTTTAAAAGGTTTTGTTAACATCATTAAAATAAATTCAATAAATGGGTATTCACTTGAACGTCTCCATGCCATTTCTGTCGGAGAGCCATCACCAAATTCCCAATCTTCATCCATCAAAACAATTTCAGAATTTGTAATACTACTGTTAAAAAATAACTCATTAGGTTCTTTTAATACACCATTGCTATCAACTGGGATAGGAAGATTTGTAATATTATAATCAGCAAACAGTGTAGTCCAAAAATGTATTGTGTTCGAATCTATTCCATACTTTAATTTAAAATCACCTGGTTCTTGTGATAGACCTACTGCCTTCCAAGGTTCAAATAAAGGATTATCTGTGTTATATGCATATTGGTATATGCCTCTCCAATGTCCGGGAGAGTCTGCATCTATTGTTCTGTAGTTCCAAGTTTTCCAATCATTTGGGTCAAAGTCTGTATTATGAAGATTGTCAATATTATTTCTAATCATCCACTTCTTAAAGAAAGGATACATTGTATAATTCTTTTCGTATAGTTCCCATTCGCTACTTGAACGACGGTATGGTCCGTAATTAAACCTGTCTACACTTGTTCTTGAAGTGTTATCTTCTAAACTATTCCATATAAGAGTTTCGAACATTAATAAAACATCATCTGTTCTATCATTGAATTTAGGAGTTATTGAACCGTCATGTCCTTGAATAAATTCTACTGAGTTTTGATAGTTTCCATCTTGTACACGTCCGGGTATAAACGCTGGATTGATTTTTAAAAATGTTGAACTAGGGGGAATGTATGCTTCTTTTACACTGTCAAATTTTCTTAATGCTACGGTGTCTGTACTCAACAAATCTTCTGAAAAATTAATTTGTTCACCTGATGTTGATATATTATAATCAACACCCAATCTTAATACATCATCGTTTTTGATAACAGTTAATGTTTTATCATCGATTACTTGTCCTAAGTCTGTTGGTATAAATTGTTCTTTAGTTCCTAAAACAACATCTAATGTGGCAGTGGCATAATTAGAATGAACTTCGCCATAGTTTATTTTTAACAAGTTGTCAAAAATACTAATACTCTGTCTTTTTGATAGTCCTATAGTGTTAATTGCTTCTTCAAGTATTTCTATATTTGATTTACTTTCGCCGCCTGCATCACCTAGTATTTCTCTTACAGTTGTAATAAGTTTATTTTTATAACCTTGGTATGATGTAGATAAAAATTCAAAAGATTTAATAGGGTCATAGTCATCTCTTGACAAAGAAAAATATGCATCCCTAACATCAATAGAGTTTACAACCATAACACTACCCTGATTGTTGTGTCTAGTTTTTAAAGTATTATCACCTAGTTTTCTGTAGTTGTTAACACCATTAGGTTCACCTGATAACCCAGGTGTTGTTTCAATAATTCTGACAAAATGTTCATACCAAGTTGAATATGGTATCTGAGAATTCAAATAAGATTTATTGTCTACGTTGTACTCTAATGAGTGATGTAATCTTTGAAATCCTGTATCTCCGTCTGTAGTAACTGGGCTATTTGTACATATATCAACATGAACAAACCCAACAGGGTCTGCATTCACATTAAATGTAATATCATTACCAGAAACAGTATAGTTGTTTATTTGTTTTATCCCGTCAATATATACATCTACTGCTTCTGCGTTTTTAGGAGTTTGCGATAATGTTAAAACTCTTTTAGCATCTCTGCCAAATTCTTTTCTATAATTTCTATAATCAAATTCTGATTTTATATATACATCTTCGAATGTTTCAGTTGTGCCTGAAACAAATTTAAATTGTGCATTATCAGGTATATCAGTTTCAAATGTAAATTCACTTGTATAATCTCCAGAATTTACTACTGGAATAAATCCTAATTCTTGATCCGCCTGATATAATGAACTATCACCTACTGTATATGAAAAAATCTTTGCATCTTTCAAATACGAATCAGGAGTATATACTTTGAATTTTGGAAACTCCCATTCAGATATGTTAGCCATACTATCAGCTAATTCAAGTCTATTATCAAATTCTATAATTGGCCTCTTTGCTTGTTCTATTAATGTATAGTTGTCATCTGTGATTTTATCTCTAATATCGTCATAGTGATACCAAGAGTTTACTACACTAAACCAATTAGAACCAGGTCTTCCAATAGTAACATAATGTTTATAAAGTGATTGTTGTAATGAATTATCATTTACAAAACCAGGCTTAACCCAATAGTACATAGACCAGTTAACAAACTTATCTAAGTCAATAGGTAAATTGATAGTTTTCTTTTCTGTATCGAATAATCTTCTGTGGTCATTTGTTAATGCACCTTTATTAAAAAGAGCATTTAACAAATCTTCATAAAAAACTTTTTGTTCATCACTTGAATATACAGGCTCAAGTCCATAATTTTCACGTGTGAATGCATGAGGAGGAAAAGACAAATAAATGTCTTGTTCTGAATTTATGCCTTTTTCTTTTCTACCAACATACGCTTTTACTTTTTCCATGTCTCCTTGTGAGAAGACACGTTCTAATGTAGTTTCAAAGATAGTTTCTAATTCACTATTCTTTAAATGTCCTGGTAAAAAATCATAAATCTTATTGGCCATAGTCTGTCACATCCTCGCCTTGTAATTCTGTTTGTGAGATTGCTGAAATTATTTTTACATCGGATGACGTTGTAACACTTAAGAAAATCTCATTTGGTTCACTAGTAATACTTAGCAAGTCTGTAAAACCGCTTGTTGAGAATTTAGGTGTTATAACAACACTAGCAATATAGTTACCAAGTTGCTGATGTAAGTAAGATGCCAATTCTGAGAAATAGAATGTATCACCAAAGTCCCAATTATTTAAATCAAAATATTCATTAACTTTTGCCGACACCGCAGTTTTGACTTCACTATCAGTATATGAAGTTCCTGACTTTTTGACAACTTTAAACATTGCTTGATTTTCAGGTTGTGCAAAAGAACCAAACAAGTATTTAAACTTGACTGGTATATAACTGATATGGTCTGCGATGGCCGCCTTCGGTTCGATAGAACTCATTAATGATTTTAATTCATAGTTGTTGGGTGCAGTAGGTATAGTTGCTTTGAAACCACCTGCTATCCATTTGTTTACCTTTCTTACATAGTCACTTGTAAGAACATAAATGTCAACAATATTACTTGTACTAGGATCTATTCTCTTATCTAAGTCTGCATAATGATCCCATCTAAAACTCATAAATCTATCTTCTGTAAAACTTCTTCCTTGAACAACTTTAAATTTAGTAGGACCAAAGTATATACATGTAGGGTCACTTGGGTCTGGTTGACTAAACACAAATTGAGGTGTCCAAACACCATCAATATAATAGAACCATTTTTGTCCGTTTGTTGGATCTGTGTCTGTATTGTACCAAAGTTTAAATTCAGGTCTTGTATTTTCTGGTATAGGGTTTGTACCACCAATATTTGGACCCGCTGTTGCCATTTTAGAAACTCTTTCAAATCTTTGTGAACCAGTATAATAATCTTCTACGACAATTTTAGAATCGTTATTTGGTGTTTTAAATATATCTAGTACGCCATATGGATTACCTGTTGTATCCATAGTCAGAAGTTTAACTCTTGATTCATTAATATAACCTGTATCAGTAATATAATCATTATATACATAAGCACTCTTTGTTTCATATGTGCTTGTTTGTGTTTCTACTGAACTAATAAGATTCACTGTAGCAACAACTTTAACTGCAAATGTACCGATACTTGTAGTTTGAGACCCATCGCCTTTTAGAACATCAATTAAAGTTCCTTCTCCAGGGTCTGATGTCCAAAATATTACTTTATAGTTCGTTACACCTGAACCTGCTGTACTGGTAAGTTCTGTATGGTCTTTATCTAATATAACGCCATTTGCATCTCTTAAAACTAGTGTACTTTGTGTTAATGTTTCTGATGAACTAAATGAAAGTTCAGCATATGCTGTTTGTTTAAATCTAACATCGTTATCGATATTATCTGCACTTTCGATGGCACCCCATGTTTCAATTGGATATGTAAATTTCCAGTTGTTTAATGCAGTGTCATATTGAGTAATAAAGTTTGTTTGTACACCTGTCATACCTGTTGTTGCAGTTGTGTATGTTTCGCCTGTTGGTAACTCATCTTCGTCTATCCAGAAAAAGTTTCCTGTAGTTGGTGCTGAGTTAAAATATGTCGTTGATGGTTTGCCCTTGAAGCCATAAGTATTTTCTAGGTTATTTGTTGAAACTGTAGAATATGATGGTTCAGATGAAGCAACACTGGCCGCGCCCGTATTTGTTACAACAACTATTTGGTCTGGTGAAACATTTATTTCTGTAGAGTCATCGACTGTTTCATTTAACGCAACATCATCTAGTGTAGAAATATATTTTGAAAGGTCTGAAATTTCAAAACTTAATTTATATTCTGGTGTCGCCCCGATAATATCATCTGGACTATTCGGTGCAACTATTTCACTTGGGTCTAGTTCATATTCAAGACCATCAGGTGAAACAAGAAAATGTTTATATGTAGGACTACCTATTTGGCTTGGGTTATTTTCCACAAACTCAAGTGTTTTGTCTGCACCAGTGTATTTAAACACTGCATCAAATGTTGCTCCACCAGATCCATTGTCTGTGTAGCTTTCTAAATCACATGCATACCCAACTGTAATAATGTCTGAGCCTGTAGTGTTTGATGTAGCAGGTGTCATATCACCTGGGTTGTAATAGTTAATTAAAATTTTATCACGTTCTGCCAAATTAGTTTCATTATCAACTACAATGTCTTTGTTTCCATAATAAAATTTAACTTGGTCACGACTTTCAAAAACAACTTTTTTGCCTTTGATGTATGCGGTGTATTCTGCTTCGTTTGTTCGTATACCTGGTTCATATTTGTAAAATACAATAATTTTACCAGTAATGTTTGATTGCCCGTCCCAGATATTCCATCCCCAAGTATTGGTAACAGTATCTAGGTCATAATATAAAGTAAATGATTGTATCTGTGCATCATCTATCTTTTGTGTTCTTATTGCTTGAATTTCTGCATCTGTAAATTTCATTCTAATGTTTTTACAAATTTTTGTAATGACACCAGTTTCTGTAATAACTTTATCTAGTACAATTTCTGCAGGATCTGATGAATTTACTTTTATTACTTTTGCATAATATATAGTATCTGATTCACCTTTAAGTGTGATGAAATCCCCAACTTCTACATCAATCGGATTAGTTGTTTCAATTTGTAAATTATTTAATGGGCTTTTTGTATAAGCACCATCAGATAATGCTACAGAAATATTAACAGTTGCATCATCTTTATATTGATAAAAATATTGATTAACTATTGCTGGGTGTCTTATTGCTTTTGAAATTTCGTTTCTAATAAAGTCAACTGATTTGCCACTATCTCTATTAAAACTTAAAGATAGTTTCAATGCGTTTGACCAATCAGGATATACAGGTGTAGCCGCTGTTACTTGTGAATAATCTGGTTGAATACCACCATCATCTTCGATAAACACAGAACCATCTGTTCCTGTAATACTTAGGTCTGAATGATGTCCGGTAACATCGTCCATTTCAAAATAACGTGAATTACCTGCAAATGTTGTATTAACTGCTTTCACTTTTCTTACAACGTTATTACCTAACGTTAGTGGGTAAACATTATAATCTTGTGCGTTTACCATTCTGTCTTGTGAATAGTAGGCCTTTTGTGCAATTCTTCTTACACTTGTAAATGTTTCTGCCGCAAAGTTTTCAGCAAAGTCACGTGTGCTTTGTAGTGATAGAGTAATTCTATAACTCTTATCATCTGTGCCAATATATGGAATAGAGATTTCTACATTTTTGATATCACCTGAATTTATAGAGTAATTTTCATTATCACATGTTCTATACCAAACACGATAGTCACCGAATGCCGCATTTCCAAATACGCCATCAGGATATCTTAGTTCAACTGAGTTATCTACATTTGTATGAACACTTACTAAGTCTCCTGAACCTGTTCTAAGAGAATTATAGATTGCAGTTTCACGTGTATCATTGTCAACTTTAGTAACACTTGATTTATACGCACCACTTGATGTGTCAAATTTTTGTACCCATACATCTGAATTAGAAATGTTTGAATCATCAATTACTTCAACTCTATTTGAAAGTTGAGACTGATATCTAAATAATTCGCTTTTTAGTTGTCCTGCTTTTGTAGTAACAAAGAAACCAGTTCTGTCACTGCCAGGTCCTAAGTTATCGTTTCTGTTTAAGATTGTAAAATTATTAGTAGCAATAGGTTCGCCCTCAATAATTTTATCATCTTCTATTACAGTACGCACTGCTTCAAATCTTCTATTTGCTCCTGCAACATTTGTTGAGAAAGCATATGCTAAAGATTTAGATAATGGGTTTTCGTTTACTTCATAAAGGTAATTTTCTATATTACCTACTGTAAGTGAAGCACTTGGCTCTTGAATTTTTGTATTTTTATTGAAAGAGGCGTTTAAGACTGTTATAAATTTTTCATACCAATCAACATCATTAGAGTCGTTCCAGTTAACAACGATACCAGCGAGAGAATTACCTTCGTTGTCTGCAACATCTTCTGTAGTTGTTACACTTGTGATTTTCATCATACCACGTGCATTGATAGGCCTTGTTTTTATGTAGCCCAATGTTTGTGCCATTCGCAAGATACTCAAACGGCGTTCCGCTGTATCTAGGAAGTTTTCACGTGTGTTCATGTCATTTCTAAATGCTAGAGAATGACCTAGGTATGCAACAAGGTCTAGAATTGCAATAAATTCTGAACTTGCTATAAAATCGTTAAATTTATCTGGATATGTTCTGCTTATATACGCAAGTAAACTCTCACGTATGCTATCAAAATCATAAGCCTTCAAGCTAACATTGGTGAATGCCGTATAGACACTGGTCCAACTTTCACTTGCGAATAAGTTATCTATTCTATCTTGACTCATTTTATTCTCTCTGTAGGTCTATTGTTAATGTAATCGGCTCTTTCTCTGGTAATAAATCAACCGATATTGATGCTGTTACTGTATGGTCTGACTCAGTTAAGTTAATACTTGTTAAGTTGACCCTTGGTTCATCGTTGATAATCTGTGTTAAATCTTCTTCAATTAGCTTTTTAATGTCTGATGTTAGCGGTTCAAATACTAGGTCATGAACGATTGACCCATACGTAGGCATCATAATTCTTTCGCCTTTACGTGTCATTATATTATTCAATAAGTCTTCAACCACTAACTCTTTACCTGTTAGTGTGTGATTGATTGCTTGTTTGTTCTTAGTACTAAAACCTATAAATCTTGCCATTATATACTCTCTTTACTATTAAGAGTATTTATCAACATATAAACTTCGTACTTTTACTGTTGACTTTATGATTCATTTTATGTATAATAAATGAAATTATAGGAGAATAAATAAAATTATGCCTAATCTAGTACCTATGGTCATTGACCAAACTGCAAACGGAGAACGTAGTTTCGATATTTTTTCTCGTTTGCTTAAAGAACGAGTAATATTTCTTACAGGCGAAGTCAATGATTATCAATCAGACTTGATTTGTGCCCAACTTCTATTCTTAGAAGCTGAAAATCCAGAGAAAGATATACATTTTTATATCAATTCACCAGGAGGACATGTAACTGCTGGTATGGCTATCTATGATACCATGCAATTTGTCAAACCAGATGTTTCTACAATGGTTCTTGGACAAGCATGTTCTATGGGTTCACTCTTAGCTACTGCCGGAGCAAAAGGTAAACGATACATGTTACCTAATGCCAGACATATGATACACCAACCAAGTGGCGGTGCCGGTGGACAAGCTACAGATATGGAAATTCAAGTACAAGAAATTCTAAAAACAAAAGCACGATTAATTCAGATATACGTGCAACACAATACAGCCGGAAAAAACTATAATGATTTATATGGTGATATGGAGCGAGATAACTTCATGAATCCAGAAGAATCATTACAATACGGTCTTATTGATAAAATCATCGATAAAAGACCAGAGTAACTATCTAGAAATAATGAGAAGGAATACCCCGATGTCTACAAAGGATATCATCCGTAATAACTGGCCTGCGGTAGAAGAACGAATAAGAACTTTGTTTAATAAGTATCGTTCAGAATTTGAAAAAGACGGTATCGAATTCAGTACGAAACAACAAAGTGAACTAATGAGTGAGATTGCTCAAGTAAGTTTTCTTAATATTCTTAAAGAAAAGAATATTAACACGGAAGTCAAAGTAGGTGTAAATGTTGCTGATGTTTATATCAACGGAGATCCAATTGAAATCAAAACATGCGGTGCTGATAAGTGGCAAGGGGGTAGCTTTTCAAAGCGTCCCGGCTTATATCTCTTATTGAGTTGGAAATACAATGATTCTACAAAATTATTTTGTGCAATGCAAGATATGGTTGAATCTGATTGGCGTAGTCATATGCTCAATGAAGATAAGAAAATGAAGAAAAATGCAACCTATTATGGTACGTGGTACGGGAAAAAAGAACTAGTTGAAGACAATAGATATGAACTTCTAACGGGAAGCATTGATATTATTGATAAAAAGAAAGACGGTTCACCAAGAAAAGTACCAAATATACACTTTAAATGGGTGTAAAAACTTGACAGATTCTCGATTCGTAGTATACTATATGTATATTAAATAAAAGAGAGGATCTAACTATGACTACATATCAAGAAGTTGCTAACGAGGCAAAAACACAGGCTGTACAAGCCGTTGACACATTTTTCAATAACGTTCTAAAAGGTGAAGACCAATACTCATGTGGTTTTGCATGGGTTACAGTTTATCCTGAAAACAAGGGTAATACTAAACTCGGTAAAGCAGAACGTAAAGGTTTAGAATCTATTGGATTTAAAAAAGACTGGACAGGAAAAGCATGGCAGTTGTGGAATCCAGGTGATTACGCAGGTCAAAATATTGATTGTAAAGAAGAAGGTGCTCAGGCTTATGCTAAAGTAATGAAATCACATGGCTTCAAAGCATATGCAGGATCACGATTAGACTAAAAAACTTGACATATTTAGGAATCGTGCTATTATATAAACATGATGAAGGAGACAGATATGAGTAAATTCGTTATTGAAACTGCTATTCGTGAAAACTATGCCGCTCATAATGATGATTGGGATGGTGTCTCAGAATACTGGAAAAACAAAGGTGGAAACACTTATGTTATAGAGGCAGATACAGCCGAAGAGGCTAAAACTGTTATCGATTTAGTTACATCTTCAAGTAATGCATACGAAGAAAACTTTTTTGACTTCTTCCCATGTGATGATAATTTTGAATCTGAATTTGTTAAATCACAAAAAGAATTTGATCCAAAGGGTTGGGAAACATTATATACTGATAACCTTATTCGTAAGAATAAAAAAGGAGATTGGTATATGAAACGTGGTTATGTTGTTGGTGAATTTCAGAAAGGAACTCAGTATGAACATCTTGTTGGCAAGTTTGTTGGTAATGTCGATAATCTTAGTACAGGCAAATGCGTCCTTAAAATTGAAGGCGATACCCGTACTAGTTTAGTTTAAGGAGAGAGAATGAAAACATTCACATTTGAAAATCATTTAGGTGACACGTTTGTAGCTAAAGCAGAAAACGGTCTTGACGTAATGGAAGATGCAAATCGCAAAATATTGTGGCCAAACTGGAAAGACGGAATGTGGCAACAAGTATCTGACACAAAATTTGTTTGGGTTTTAGGTAACTTTTTCGACTAAAAACTTGACAGATACACGAATCGTGTTATTATAATTACATAATCAAAAGAGAGAGGTTAATATGAAAGTTTCAGTTATACATTCAGCATTCGATGATACTCCCCACGTTGTAGCATTTGTTGATGCTCCGGAAGGAACAGAAGAAATGGAAGCACTTGAATATGCTTATCGTTGGACAAACAATGTAATGGGTTCTTGGTCAATCAAAAAAGAAGTTTTTGAAGGCGGAGAATCTAACGGTGACTTTAATCCTAATGTCACTGTAATGGCTCCACTTCATGTTGATGATAGTGGTAAGGAATGGGGTTTGCGTTCCACATCTGTTGGTGACCAAATGCTTGTTGGTACTAAAAAGTATGAAGTTGCTAGTTTTGGTTTTAAGGAGGTTGCATAATGGCAGTAGTTCAAAAAAACAATGTTCGTGAATACAAAATCGATTTAGATAGTTCGGCAGGTAATGCCTTCTATCTATTGGGTACGGCGCAAGGTCTGTGTCGTGACCTCGGTCTTGATGGTAATCAAGTTATCGAGGAAATGAAGTCTGGAGATTATACTAATCTCGTAAAAACTTTTGACAATTATTTTGGAAGTGTTGTTACTTTAGAAACAAGTGATGAAACTTTACTGAATGCATTGTCGTAACAAAGAAAGGGTTGTATGTCTAAACAAGAACTAAGAGAGCCTGTAAGGGTTAAAATCAATGGTATTGATGTAACAAAAGATACCACAGTTGATGATGCATATCGTGTTCAAAAACTTATGCAATCAATGAACCCAGATTCTAAGATAGAAATCGTAAATGTAGAACCCACTCAGGGTTATACTAAATCTATCTACGAATTTTAACTAAAACCAGGTACGTAACTCCACATTTTTGCAGTACGTATTTTCATAGCGGCTAGTTTCTCATCAAACTGGCCGTTATTCTTTTTTATATTTGTTTGAATTTCATCTGTAATATCATACCACTTTTCATTATTAATTAAACTAATGATATGGTGATTTTCAATTTTTTCTACACCTTCCTTGAAGAAGTAAAAACATAATGCATCAAATTGTGGTTGTGATAATTCTTTTTTAACAAACTTTTCTAAAACATTTCCAATATTTCTTAGTTGTTTTTCTAATATAAAGTTTGCCATTGGCTTTGTAATCTTACCACTGGATATATCAATTCTTTGTGAAGCAACAGTTACAAATCCATATTTTATTTCTGTATTGGTAACTTGATATCCGTAACCTATTTTATTATCATCTGCCATTTCTAATACTGGTTTTTCCGTATCTATAATTGCGTCTTTGCTCATTGAACTAAACACTAAATCAACGATAGGAAATGTAGTTAATCTAACATGTGATAAAATATAACTTGGTTCGCCGGTTTCTTTATATCCAGTACCCAAGTATGTTCCATAAGGTGTAATTACATTCAACGGAAGTTGAATATAATTTAATAATGAACCTTTTCTTTTATCAAAAATCATTATGCTAATCTCACACTTGTTGTTCCAGTAACATCAGGATTTTCTGCTACTTTATATTGACGATTTAATTTATACGCACCACGTTCAACACTTGCGGCCGAGAAGTGCATTGGATCCCAAGGTTTTGACCAATTACCGCCCCATCCTAATCCGTGTCTTGCGGCAATTTCACCAATGTTTAGAGGCAAGTCACAACCAAAGTTTCCACCTCTACTGCCACTTGGATCCCAACCACTTGGAGCAGTTGAGGCATAACCATTTGGTGAATAAGCATTGATATCTATTGCGGCTCCCATAGCATGGAAGCTAGGTTTATTTCCGCCTCTTGTTGTTCGTTTACAATATCCATGTAACGTTCTAATCTCATAGCCCGTTGCTTCTAAATCATCAATAAGTCCCTGGAAGTTTTTCTGAAAGATTGCGGCAACTTGGCAACCGACACCATTACTCGCTCTGATTGTTGCAAGACCTTCTCCTGGTGGTAGACCTGGAACATCTTCATTAGATGTCGTATCTTGATTATTTGCAGTCGTTTGTGCTTCTGCACTTGATGGATCTTTAGCAATATCGTTACCTGCTTTTTGTGAATCAGATGTTTGTGTTGGCGTAGAACCAGAAGAGTCTGGCATAGTAGTTTCAGTACCTCTTAAGAAAGGTTCATGTGTTGGTATCTTAGGAATAATACTTTCATCGATTTGTGTATTTTCTAAATTCTGTATATCTGGTTGTGCAGTTAGTGGAATATCATAAGCAATAGAAGCCATAGGACCATTCAAATGCAAATGATTGCCTGTTGTTACATACATGCTTGTTTATACTTTAACATGCTTAGAACCACCACTCTCAAAGAACATACTACCTTTAGTTTTTGTATGCATTTGATTTCCAATATTCACATTATAATTGTCACCACTTCTTACATTAATCTTTTCGCCTGCTTCTATGTTTATGTTTTTGTCTGCACGTAAATTAAAATCTTTTTCTGTTCTTAATGATAATGAGCCTTCAGCATAAACCATAACTTCACCATCTGCTCCTATCTCTACCCAACCAGAACCCGAACTATTCACTGCATATATAAAATCATTTGTACCATCAACAATGACCTGTGCGCCACTGCCTGATGATATTCTAATTTGATTAGGATGAATTGTGCCATCGTCACCTACAGATCCGTCGTCCATTGATATATAGTTTCCGCCTGGTGTAGATAACCCATAAACTTTTGAATGTTGTGTTGTTTCGTAGTTTGCATCTCTGTGTGGACTTGCAGTTGTTTGTCCTCTTTTGTTATCAGAGTATATACCTTGACTAGCAGTATTGGAATTTATATTTGCATTTTCTTGTTCGTCTTCTGGTGTATTAACTGCATCACGCATTGTTATTGGTCTAACTTTAGCAGAAGGGACATCTTTAAAGACGCCGTCTCCTTGTCCTGTACCATCTGACTTTGCTTTACCACTTGCAGATGTTACCGCAGGTACTTCTTGTGAAACTGCGAACCAATACCCTTCATTTAAATCACCATTGTCTGCAAAGAAAACTAAAATAGTTACACCAGCATCTGGTGGGACTGCAAACATACCATAAGAACCTTGAGCATTTGCACCACCGAAACCAGATGCATATTGAAAATACATTGGTTCATCTGGGTCGCCATTTAATTTAGGAATATAAGCCGCAATACGTCCTCTGCCTTCAGGATCTGGTTTACCACCAACCGTTATGGCTTTGTAAATACCACCTTGTAGATTTTTAAGTATAGGATTTTCTAAATGCTTTCTAGCATCTAAGATACCTTTACCTAATAAGTTGTCGTTAGAGTTCATTGTATTCCTTTATAATTTTCTTTTTTAAAATGTTTAATGTAGAGTAACCGTAATGACCACAATCAAGTCTATCAACAATACTGCCGTCTCCATTAAACATTTTGATAATTTTGAATCTTCTTTCTGGTGTATCCATTTCTTCTAGATATTTATTAATCACTTTTTTATCGTTATAGTGCAAATTATCACCCCATGAATCATTTTGAATATATATTACATTCCAATTCTTGCTTCTTGTTATCCAATCTAATCTTCTTATATTGGTTTCTAAATGCTTTAACATTGTTTGAGTATAAGAAGTTTGTTTTTGTACTATATCTGCCCAAACGTCTGTTAATGGTTTCCTTATAGTGTCTCGTATACTTTTATCCTCACTATCAAGTAAGAAATCTGGGTGCAACTGTGCCATAATATCATAACCTCTTACATCATTGGTATCATATATACTGGTTCTGCTTTTTATAGTATTTGGTTTTTCTATATCTAAATAATAATCATATCTGTACATTGAAGAAAAACTAATTATAATAGTTTTTGTTTTTTCTGAATTTTTATCATTTGTCCATTGTTCTAATCTAGTAATAATTCTGTTATTTCCTAAACCACCTCTTGCTAAATTTATAAACAATGTTTCTGTCGCACCTGTTCTTAGTAAATGAGATATATCATATCGTTTTGGCATTGACGCACAAAACATAAAACTATCACCAAATATAGGAACAATTTCTTTTACTGTGTCTATATCAGAAATGTCTGTTCTAGTTGGATATTCACTCTCCCATTTTTCTTTGGGGTCATCGAATCTTTTATCAAAATCGTTATTAATAATGCTACCTTTATTAACTTTAGCCCATGAAAAATCTGATAAAACTGAAAACTCACTAGACATTAGTTAACTCCTTCTGCGATATTATCATCGACCCTTACATTGATACCGAAATGGTTAGGTTTAGTGTTTACCCGTAATTGGTGTGCACCGGACGATGACACGGTTCCCTTTTTATGAATTCCTGATTCACTATCACCGGTTGATATCGAGTCAAAATTATTTGCAATATCATTCTTGATAGCATTGACTGTTCCTATTGTCCAACCACCTGTACTGTTTACTGTATTTTGTATTTCTGTAGGTACTTGATATTCTTGTACTTGTCCATTTTTATCAAGGTACTTAACTGGTTGAAATTCAGATACATCAGGATATCTGAATTGAAAAGTTTCTCCACCTAATTCTTCGTCTACCACTATCGCAGGTAAATCTTTTTGTTGATTGGCAAGGTTATCATATATGGATCTTGCCGCATCTAATTCTTTTGCATCACTTTCGGTAATTTCCGATGTGGCGTTACCTACCTCACTATATTTTAACTGTGCTGGCTTAGAGCCAGGTAGTTCTACAAGTTCTTGTGTTTGTTGTAATTGTAATATTTCGTTTTGTTGCTCTACTGGTAATCCATCAATAACTTGTTTCACTTTTATTCCGTTGTTGCTTTCCAATGCTTCTACAAGTTCTTGTTTTGACTCTTCTGATAGAGTTGTCTGGTCCATCCGTACGTAGTTTTCGTTTGTTACAGTATATGTGTTTGGTGGGGGAGGAGGCACTGTAATAGTTCCGTCATTGTTGTCTATATAAACATCCGGTAAAACATCTGGTTTAGGTATAATTACTGGATCATCTATTGTTGTTTTCATATCATTATCAGTTACAAAATGAGAACCACCTAGATTACCATTAATTTCTTGAACTTCTGTCATAACCAATGGACTTGAATCTACTTGCTCTATAAGTATCTGTTGTCGAACTTCTTCAAGTTTCTGTTCATCTTCTGTTCTACCTTTATTTGTAAAATACCATCCATCTAGGTCATCTTCTAGTTCAAGTTCATCTGCTTTTAATTCTGATATAGTTTGTCTTTTTTCTTTGTCAATAATTTCGTTTCTTACTTCACCTCTTACACCCGATGTTGCATTTTCTGTAATTTTGTTTATAGCATTTTCATTTGCCTTTACTTCTGCATATTCTTCATCTGTTAAATCGTGTAAACTTCTACCTTTAATGATATCTTTATTTTCATTGTGTAGTGATTCTACTTTATCATATTCTTGTGCGGTTAATGTTTTTGTACCAGTATCAAAATTATATTCCTTTGTTCCGAGACCAGTTGCTATACTTGTTTGTTTGTGGCTCATGCCACCTTCATAAAGTTCTACGTCACCATTGAGCAATGCGTCTGTTCCTGCTTTACCGAACAACCCTCCTGGTTCTAGTTCTGTCATTACTTGATTCGGATTAATAACTGCATCATTATTGCCTAAATAACTTCTGTTCATGTCTTTGTTTATTTGTTCATTCCAAGCATCTATTTCATTTTGGTCTACACCAACAATACCGTCTGAAATTGCTTCTTGTCCTAATGATTCATAGGTATTATCTAACATTGCAATAGTGGCAGGAGAAACTGTTGTTCCGTCATCTATTGACTCATTTATTATATTTCTGGCTTCATCTGCATCACCAAAATGAGTTGCGATTTGTTGACGTCCCATTGATAAATCTGTACATGCCGCTTGGTTTCCTAGATTACACAGGTCTTGTAGTTGACTAGTAACAAGTGCTAATTGTTTTGCGTCTGCTTCCTCTGGAATACCATCAACACCGTTATTGTCAATAAAAAGACTGGTTGCATTTTTGTAGGCAGCCGATGCCCCAAGATAGGCCGCATCCGTATTTTGAACTACTACTGTATCACCTTCACCATCACCATCTGTATCTACTAAGGCGTTACCGGCACCAACTGGAACTCCAATATTGCCTGCCTCTTCTGCTTGTCCTTCTGCGTCTTTACCAGTACCATCACCGCCTGTCCCTGTACCATCGTTTATACCAAGTTCGGGTTCGATATATGAATATTTTCTTAACCATTCATCGCCCCATTGGTCTGGAAATTGATTACCACCAAATGTAGGTCTAAATTCATGAAAAGTAGACGCCGCTGGAAATTTAACTAATGAAAGTGTTTGGCTAAACTGTCCTCCACTAAATTGATGAGTGATTTCATTAACCATGAAAACCATTGTTTCTAATCTTGACTTTTTTATACCATCACTGTTTGATGCGTCTTGGCCTACTCTATCTGCATCATTTAAGAATACGCCTTCTGCTTTATCTACTACAACGATAACAAAGTTATTACCATTGATTAGTGCAGTATGCATTTTTAATGAATCAGATGAATTGTTTTTACCGAAGTTCCCCTTTTCAACTTCTATTGGAAGGAAAGATTCTAACCAATAAGGATCACCTTTAATGGTCATTGTAGCATTCATCATGCTTATGTTGGCATATTTTCCTTCATAATATTTTTCTTTTGCAAGTTCTAATGCTTCTCTATTTGAATTTTTTATTACATCTAATTTAGTTGGATTTTGTAATATTGGTTTAACAACTCTATCAAAGTTTACAGGATTTTCTACCAGCGTTTTCATTAAGTCGTTAAATTGTTCTAGACTTAATTTTTTTATCATTTCTTTATCAAGTTCTTCAATCAGTAATATATCTTGTCCATCACCGCCCTCTGATAACAATCCTAAACTCTGCCAAGAATCTGCTATAGCAGACGTACTTTCTACTGCTTTTTTAGATAGCATATGCCCAAGTGCTTCTCTTGTAAGGTCATCATCTTCTCGTTGATTCGCTTCAAGTTCTGTTAACGCTTGATTGGTTGCTAACTTGGCATCTCTTACCGCATTATTCAATGCACCAAAATTTCTTCTGGTTTCACCTTTAAATATATCGTTAAATATTTCGTATGCCGCAGAACCGCCTCTTGTGTTTGCTTCATCATTTTGTAAAGCGTCACGTAATCTATTGACATCACCTAATTCTATTAATGCTTCAATATAGTTTCTGTCTTCACCATAGGTGTCATTAAGTCCAGACGCTCTAACTTTTTCTCTAAATCGATTTACAATATCTTCATTTAAATTATCTAATTCTGATATTAGTTTTTCTGAAACTTCTTCTTTCTTTTTAAATTCTTTATTAAGAACATCTGCTTCTGCTTCTAATTCTGTTAATTTTTGTTGGGCTTTTTCATCTATAAGTTTTCTATAATCTCCTATAGATTTAAGAAAACTATTTGCCATATAAGCATCGCTAGGTTTAGAATAAACTTTTTGTAACTGCTGTCGTAAGTTTATTGAAAAGTCCATAATTTGGTCATTCAACCCTGTGTAAGTATGATAATATCTTTTGTTACATCTTCCTGTTAAAAATACTTCTTTTAATATTTTTGCAGTTGCACCGACAATTTGTGCATTGTTAATTTGATTTTGAGGCAAGATGTTTCTGTGACAAGATATATGATATGTAACAATATAAGAAGTTGTGCCAGTTAAAATATTAAATCCATTTGGCTTAGGTTCACCATGAGGTTTAATATAAAAAATATCACTCATCGTATCTTTGGAATCAGTTAATTCTTCTTTGATTTGTTTTGCATTTAAAATTATACTTGTCACACAATCATAAATGCCTGTACCTGGTTGAACAACACCTTGCTGTTGACCTATTTTTATTGCATCTGTTTTTTCAGTTTCATTACTAGCAGAAGACATGTTAGGATTGTTTGGGTCCTTCATTTCTGCTTGTGCATATTTCTGTTTGAAATCATCATCCATAACAAACTTAAATTCATTACGGAAGTCTGAATCACCGATTACAGCATTTTTCAATATGTTTTCATTTAGCTTATTAAAGAATTCTTCAAGTGTTTCTCCAAGTGTATTTTTTACATCAAAGTTAAAATTACTTTCAGCTTGTGCTATTGTTGCCAATGAAACTATTTCGTCATTTACAATAGTACCTGTAAGTCCTGTAGCAGTTCCCCTTGCATCTGTAGTTGTATCTAAATCTCTAAAATTGTTTATCTTAAAAGGTAGAACTTTTGTAGCAGGTAATTTTTTTACGTTATTGTTTTCATCGTAACCAATAAAGTTTATTTTCATAAAGAAAACTGCATTTTGTATATTTGGATAGCCACATAGTATAACGGTATTATTCAGCATATCGGGTAAAGAAGTTCCGCCAACTTGTGTTATAGAAAATGAAAGTGTAGTGGCAGTTCCTGCCATTCTACTAACACTGTTTGCACCATACCCTCTACCATCAACAACTAAATCATGTATATTCAATTCTGTACTCACACCGGTTTTTGCAATCGTTACTTTTTGTGCAGACGCCGGAGGCCATGCATCATTTACAACATCCAAAAGTAAGTCAGGCGTGTTTTCGAATTTTCTATATTTTGCTTCTGCTTGTTTATTAACACAAAATAGTTCTAAATTATATGTATAACTTTGATACACATCTAGTTCATTATCCCAAAACAAATTTTTAGATTCCATTTGTTTTATAACTTGTGCTAGACTTGTAGCATTGTTTAAAATTTGATTTTTTGTTTCTACAGAATCTTCATAGTTTAATTTTTCTTCTCCTACAGGAACAGGGTCTTGGTCTGATTTTATCTGCGACAAAGCATCATCATCAGTTACTGGTACAACTTCTTCATCAACTGTACCATATGCCATACCCAATCCAGTACCAATACTATCAGAAAAATATTCTTCTGCTTCTGCTCCACCTTCCATACGTATCATTGCAGAAACCATCTTTTCTGCTAATTCAGGATTTGCACTTAAGTCTACTGGAGAATTTGGATCCACACCCATTCTTTCAGCAACAAAGTTTGTGTAATTGGATGTATTGTTTTCATTGGGAGGAGCCCAACGATTAATCATATCATTTACTGTTGTTAAGCCGTGCTTGTTTTGATAAGTCTCTAATGTTTTACCCATTGCACGAACACCATGTTCTGGTGTTGCATAGGTAACGAATCTTCCGTCATCGCCGGTTTTACCAACCCAAGCAGTTGAGTTAGATTCTATATTTCCTGGGTTATTATTTCTTGCACTTCTTACTGTCATTGTACTTACTTCATATCGTCTATTGATGCTTTGCTAGGTATTCTAATTCGAGTACCAACAGAAAAATCTCTTATAGGATCTTCTATAATGTCAGGGTTTCTTT